CGTCGCACGACAGGAGTCGACTTTGAAGGCGACAAGTGTCAGCGAATGGCACGAAAGGAGCGCGGTCTGTTGGCACCGCAGCCTATACCGGAGCCGCCATCAGGCTATTTGCCTGGCGGAGGCCGTTTTTTGAGCGATCGGGAGCGCTTGGAATTGCGGTGGGACAATCCACATCTGTCTGGCAACTATGTCAAGCCTCACAAGCCGATCAATCCGCATCAGTGGACCGATCGACCAGTTTCGTATCGACCGCCGATTCGGTACAATCTGGCCGATGAAATTCCGATGCAAGAGCCGAACAACGCTGGCGTTTTCATGGAGCCCGAGCCAATTGGTCAGCGCATCACCAGCGACGATACGCTGGCCTACAAAAATATGCCTGGCGAAAATTACGGCGCGGTCGAACAGCAGCAGATTCGCGCACCAAAAGACGAAAGTTATCTTGCCAAATACAAAAAAGACGTGGGCCCGCGCGAACCAGCGCTGCCATTTTCTGCCGATTACGACGACAACATGGTGCAGCACAGTGAGCGCATGCCAAGCTATACGATTGTGAAACCGAAAGTGGAGCGACAGCATTTGGAGCAGGGCAGCGTCGACTCTCTGCAACGCGGTATACAACTGGTGCCCGAAGAAGCAGGATTTGATCCAACTGTTGCCGTTCCGATGGGTGTCGATGTTGCACAGGATGACCGCGATACCAGGGCGCGCGCTGCTGCCAACCTGTCGGCCGAGCGTGCCAAACAGAAATTTGAAGCAGCGCGCGCCACAGGCGACAACGATTCGCTGCGAATCGGAGGCTTGGCAATTGATACCAGCGCGGAGCGGGCAGAAGTGAAGGGCAAGCAACGCGCGGCAGCAGCCGAGGCGGCGAACCGCCAACAAAGCGACCTGCACTCACGTCTAGCCATCGGTGGCGACCCCGCCATGTTTGACAACAGTGCTCAGGCCAGTGCCGCGCAGCGACAGCTGCAGGCGCCGCAAAGTTCGGACGAGTCGTGCCGTCAGCGCATGCGAGAGGCAAAAGCGCACGCAGGCACAGTGGGTGACCAGGCAGCATCGGTTGATCCGGATCGCTTTGTCGACACAGGCAACGCTGGCAGACTGCTGGGCGCTCAGACGTCGGCCGAGGCATCGGAGCGGTCCAGTGCCAGAGAAAAGCTGGCTTTGTTGCGCGCACGCACAGCTGCTCGACGCGCAAACGCCTACGACGACGATCTGCTGTTGGCCGACACCGCCGATACGCAGCAGCTGATTGGCACCAAAGATGTAAGAGCAGGAAAAACAGCGGCGAAAGGTCGCGAGCGCGCCCATCGCAATTTTGAACGTGTCAGAGATGCGCTGCGACGCGTTCGATTCAGTGCCGCCGACGGCGACGATCCCAGCTTCAATTTGGACTGCGTCACCAATGTGGCGGTTGAAAAGTCTCAAGTCGACGCCAATGCTCAAGCACTGGCGGAGCGAACCAGACAATTGGAGCAGCGAATGCTGCGCAATGCGACAGAGCACCAAAAGCCACATTTGGATGAGTCCAAATTTGAAGACACAGGCAGCGCAGGCTGGCGCTTATCGACCGACCAACATTTGCAGGAGGGACGTGTGGGCGCTCGCATGCGGAAAAAAGAAGCCAGCACCGTTGAGGCTGGCCGCGAACGAGCGGCACGCGCCACGTTGTTGGACGAATCAGATGTCGATGGCCAGTTTGAAGCGGCGGCTGACACAGCGGCACGGCGGATGCGCGTCGGGACGGCTGACATGGCCGACGCGGCATCTTCGCAACGCCTGCAGGGCGCAGACAACCAATTGTTGAGCAGAGCGCGATCCCAGTTGCAGCGTTTAAATGCTTTTGACGACGTTGAGCCTGGCGCAGCGCACCTGGCGCAGTCCAAATTGGTCAGCCAGAGCGCTCAAGAAACAGACGAACGTGCCTTGGAGCGCGAACGAATGGCAGCCAATCGCATCGAACCAGAATTTGACAGCGCGTCACTTGGCGACAATGCGCGCACCAGACAAGGTGTCGAACAGATGCAAGCACCAGCCGACAAAAGTCGACTGGAGCGCGCCCAAGGAAGAGCCGAGAAATCGATGCGAACTGCGGCCGACACCATGCAGGCGCAAAACTTTGCCACGGACCTTGATTTGCAAAACTACTCCATGCACACAAAGCACGACGTGCGCGATCTGGACACCAATCGACAAGCACTGGCCGACCATATGGTTATGAATCAAATTGACAGCCGCGCCACTGGTCTCGACGAAACACACGAGGCGACCGGCTTTCAAGAACAGCTGATTAGCGGCGGCATGGGTGGCGAACGAGCCCAAAGAGCGAGCGAAAAAGGCAGAGATCGCGAACAAGCAATGTTTGCTGCAGATCAGGCCAGAAGGCAGGCGTTGCGCGCAGACGACACACACATGTTTGAACATCACACCATTGACAATGGTATTGGTGCAGAGCCGCGCGGTGGAAAAGAAGCGTTCGACAGACGCGCCGACTGGCGCGAATCGCGCCACGCAGTCGCACCTCGCGTCAACTACGACGCTATCGAGGACTACTTGCAGACGGAGCACGTACTGCAGCGTCTGGATCCTGTTCGGTGCGACAGACCATCAGCTGTGCTAAAACACCAACGCCAGACGTCACACGACGCAGAATTGGTGCGACGGGAGCGCGGTCCAATGACTCATCTGTTGCCAGAGCACATGGTGTCGCGAAAACACAAGAAAGTCACGCCTCGCGGATCCCCAGTGTCGTCGCCACGTGCCTCGCCGATACCAAAGTGAAGTCGGATGCGTGCGTAATAAACGTTGCCAAGCTGATCCAATTGCAAATATATCCATCACTAGCATTCGCATGTCAAAAAACAATATGAGTTGTGACGACGCTGGAGTCGAAGCCGACAGTCCCAATGCAGTGTGCGACAACTTGGTAAGAGCAGAGTTTGGTCAGCATTTTCAAAATCTCAAAGTAGCCACACAACACAGCGCTCCGCTATGTGAGCCGGTATACGTTGGATCTCGCGTCATCTGTTTGACCGTGCATAGCGAAACAGAGTTCAAGCAGTGCATTTGCAGTGAGCAAAACCGTCTGACACAGCTGATTTATCGTGACAAAGTGCTGCCTATCTCTAAAAAACGCAAATTGAGCCAACCAACGGAACATGGTGATGTTTGTGAGCAAAAAAGCCAAATCGTTGATGATAGCGGGACTTGCTCACCGTTTGAACAGCATCTTTACGTGCCGACAATTCGTCTGACGATGCCTTCGGCAAATCAACACTATTGTGTGTATTTGCTGCGGAGCATCTCGAACAAACGAGCAGGCATTTATTGTGGCATGACAAACAACAGGGCGCGACGCATCAGACAGCACAACGGAGAGATCCAAGGCGGCGCCAAGCGCACTCGTGCGCATCGGCCTTGGTCTATGGTGGCATTTGTCAACGGCTTCGACAGACGGGATGCTGCGCGCTTTGAATGGTCGATGCATCATCCCCAAGTGCGCAGATTGCGCAAACCGCACCACGGTATGGCAGGTAAAATGAACTGCATGCTGCAGCTGTTGACCGAAAGTGCCGCCTGGCAGGATCGTTTTACCGACTCGCCCATTGATATTGTAGTAGAGAGCGACATTGTGTTGAGCGGGACACACCTGGAGTTTGAAACATTTCTGCGCAACGTGAATCCGAACAAGTGCGAAATTCACTACCGCGATAATCAGCTGCGCTTGTATCGCGTCTGTCAGTCCGAGACTGACTGTTGTTTGGCGCGCAAAAGTCTGTGTCAACTGGAAGCGAAGTACTGTTGCAACCATTTGAGGCATCGAGACACAGACTGATCGGGCAGAATTTTTTCAGTGCACCAATTACTGACCAGCAAAACGACAGCGTCGCGAATGCAACATCTGTACATTGTGGATCACAAAATCTATGTATGCCGCTGATGAGTTTCAGTTGGAGACCTCATCATTCCCTGCTGTGAGACTGCCGCTGGCGGCCCTGATTGAGGAACAGCAACCGGTATCTTCTGTCGAGAATCGAGTCGGACAGCAGAACATTTTTTTTCACACCAGCAAAAACGACGACGTGCCCACGCCACCCGATCTGTTGGCCGACTTGGACCGACTATTTCGTTTCGATCACGATCCTTGCCCTCTGTTTGGTCTGCACAATGACGACGTGCCGGACGGACTTTCATTGGACGTACCGTGGGGCAGTCGCAATTTCGTCAATCCGCCTTTTAGCGACATTAAACCGTGGATTTGTCGCGCCGTGTGTAGCGAGACACTTTGTGTCATGCTGTTGCCGGCACGACCGCACTCCCTGTATTGGCGTCAATATGTTTGGCCAAATGCCAAAACTATCTATTTTCTTTGCGAAGGCATTCAATTTCCTGGTTACCGAAGAACTTTCCCGTGCCCAATGACAATTGTTGTTTTTTATCCGAGCAGCTATCGTCACGCGATTGACAATAACGACGAAGCGGAACGAGCGAGTTACGTTGCGCCAACCATTCAACACCTCAGCGGGATACCTGTTGTTACTGTGCATTTGCGTGCATAACAAGACAACATTTGCAAATGCATTTTTTTGACGATTGTCAATTATTCTATAGTAATTTTGCATCACACATTCATGTGAAGGTAGAAGCCAGTCAAAACACAAAAATGACACTGCCACAATACAAACGTCCACAACACCGCTCGACGGCAAAATCGAAAGCGCAGTCGGTTGCGAAGCCGAAAGGTTGCAAATCGTGCGCTGCGCGCCGTTTGAACGCGATTCAAGCGCGAAAAAAATCAGGCAGTCGATCCGCTGGCACCACCAATCGCTGGAGGGTATCACGTCAATAAACGTTATCTGTCATAACATACTGCTGTGCGTCCACCATGAATTTATTTCAGCGACACGGCAGCGCGACGGCGCCGCTTCTTATTTTTTTTTTCCAACAATGGACGGCGCTCGTCTGCGCTTTCACTGCCCAACGAGTTTGCATCATGCGGATTATCCAGCGTCGCTTCCAGCACTTCTACTATGTTCAAAGCCGCTTGCTGTTTTTCCTTGCGTCGCTCGCGCATTGCGTCAATGTCCGGCGCCCGAAACAAGTTTTCTGACAGCTGTCGCATATCGTTGACTGTAGTATCACACTCTTCTTGGCGTTCCATCAAAATCCGCTCATTGTGATCTTTCTTGATGCGAGCCGCAATGACTGCCGCTCCCAGATCGTGTAATTTGAAGCAGTCGTGGGCGTCTTCGTGCATCACCCAACGTATCGTATTGTCCGGCAAATTGTCGCTGCGACTGTGCACAGGTGCATTTTCGTCGATCAGCATCCAGCCAATGATTATGCGCAGTGCTGCTGACTCTACGCGCAGTTGATGTATGCGAAAATTTTCGAGCACAGTCAACATCTGGTCCTGAAATTTGGAGCCCTGACCGTGCAAGTCGTCCTCTTGAAGTCGGCGGCTTGTTTCTATGCAGTCTGCCTCGAAGTCTGACATTTTTTTGCGCGGCTGCAGGCGTCGATCGACCATGATGCGTTTGAAAGCACGCACCATCAATCGTGGATCGTTCGCATTGATAGAAATGGTCAATTCTAACATCGCTTCACGAGTGTTTTTGTCAATGGCCACCGCTATGCCAAAGTCAAGAAAAAAGATCTCTATGGTAACAGGCGAGACACGAAGCGGCTTTCCGTCTACCATGTGCATACGAACGTCTTCCAGTTCGGCGCGGTACTTCCTCTCCGGCTTTGGTGTAAGGCGATAAAGGATATTGCCACTGTGACAATCGCCGTGTGCAAAACCGTCGTACATTATCATCTGAAAAAAAGCGGCCATTGTGATTTGTTTGGCCAAAAGACGCGTCTCTTTGCGCGCTTTATCGTCGCCGTGATAATCGAATGGGTCTACACCCTCCTGCCCAATTTGATCGTAGAAAAGACCACCTTCGACGTACTCTTCGACTAGAAAGTTGGCAGTAGCCAAATAGATGTGCGGCACGTGCACATAACTGTTGTTGGCAAAATTTCTGCGCAAGCGCGCGCCATTGTGCGCTTCCCACAACAAATTGCACTGACGCAGCATTTCGCTGGACAACTCGTTCACGTCGATTAGGCGCAGTCCGGACAAATGATGACTCATGCGCTGCACAAAACTGTAAACTTGCGTCACAGTGCGCAAGCTGCTCGCAAACTGACTTTGGACGTCTGGGTGGCAGACTTTCAGAATGCAGGATAAAACGTCACTATCGCTGCCATGCGCTTCACCGGCCGACACAGGTTCCCAGTAAACTTCGTCAAACGGCTGCTCCTCAACATCCCGATCACCGCCGCTTTTGGCAGCTTCTGCCGCAAAGTGTGCCTGCAATTGTTGCAGCTTTCGCCTGGCTACACGAATTCGATAAACTTGCGCAATGGAGCCACTGCTGAGACATTGTGGTTCGCCGTTGACATCACAGTCCACAAATGTGACAAAGCTGGCCAGGTCGATATTTTTGTCCACTACACTGCAAGTTTCTTGCCAACTGTGATGCGGCGCATCTGTTTGCAGCGTTTTCAACTTATCACAGAACGATTGTGGCACTATATCAGGCCTCTGACCAATCCACTGGCCAAGTTTCAAGTAGAATGGGCCGCGCTGCGAAAGCAAATCGACCAAAACATCTGCGTTTTCGTCGTTTCGGAAAAAAGCTTCCTGCTGCCACAAAACTGGAGCGAAGTGCCAGGCAAGTTTTCCAATTGCCCATGCATCGCGCAGCCACTGGAAAAACATATTTGAAAGTTTTTTTTGACTGCTCTTGACTCCGCACGCAAAAAAAAGGCCACACAAATGAAATTGTGTCTGTAACAATCCACTTCATTGGTTTAACTTGCAGAACAACGAAATCAATATCGTTTTCTGCTTCTAGTTGGTGGCGGTTGCCGCAGACCGGTAGCGAGCAGCATGTCGTGTGGAAAAAATCGACTGGTCACCACTGACCAGATGTAGGGTGCAGCAAGAAAGCTAATGCCGGCAAAACCGGCAATGACAGCGGCTTTCCGCATACTTGCTGGTCTACGAACGGGGCCGGTGGCGGAACCGAAAAAGGCAGAAGTGTTATCTTGCACAAACGGAGGATTGATAAGCACCAGTGCAACGAACACTGCAACCGACATGCTGAAAAACTGAATCAACACAATAATTAGCCTACTGCTGGCTTGCAACCAGTTGCTATTTTGCTCTGCGGCGCGGCGAGCCACACTGTCGTTCGCTACGTCGACTATGCGCGCAGACAATGGCTGCTGTTTGGATTTTTCGGCTGTTGCAGCTGGTTTTGGCTCGGCTGGGGCCACCTGCCTTTCGACAATTAGCACAGGTGCACGCTGACGAACATCTGGCGTCACACTCTGTTTGTTGCGTGGAGCAGCGGAGCGTTGCTTATCGGGCGATTTTTTGGCATCGTTGTGCTCGACGTTTCGTTTGCTTTTTTCCGGCACGTATTGTTGATCGATGTCCGGTTCGAGTATCTGAAAACTCTGAGAGTCGTCAAACTCATCCATAGCCACAAGCTGACTTTACAGTACAAAGATTGCTTGTTTTGTTGTTTCTGATCTGTTGAAGCGCACACCAAAAACAAGTGTCACAGGTCGGATTCTATATGTCTATTGGCAGACGGTTTATTTCTTTTCAGTCACTGCTTGGGCAAAACTGCCCCAAACCGGGCGAAGATTCCAACATTTTTGCGATTTTCGACTTTGAATCATCGATTTGGCTCTGTTCTTGAGTGCGCAACTTTTCGATTCGCTTGAGCAACTTTTCGATAAGTGCAATCTGCACGTCCAACTCGGCTATGGCCTGTTGCTGCGCCGTCAAATTCTGCGCCGTTGACATTTGCTGACGCTGTTGTTGGGCACGCTGCAACACCTGAGTTGTTTCTGATTCAATTTGCGAGTACGAGACCAGAGCGGCAGTGTGAACTGCGATTTTTTGTCTCAACTGCGTTACGACAGCACACTCTTGGACCTGAAAAGCGGCTTTGATAGCATCCAAGTTTGCCGAAACACCTTCAATTGCCGCAAGAGTTTGTGGTGCAAATGCCTGTGCTGCTTGATTGCGAGGCATCTGCTGTTGCAGCTGTTGTTGCTGCGATGCCAAAGCAGCAGCGTCAGCTTTGGCCTGAAATTTTTGTTGTTGTTGCTGTGCCAAAGATAGACCTTTTTGCTGCGCCTGCAGCAAAGCCTGCTGTTTGGCCATTTCCAGTTGTTGCTGAGGAGTGAGACCTTGCGCAGCGCCCAGCAGCGCCTGTTGACCAATTTGGCTGGCACTTTCGATAATTCCTGGAGCAGCTTGCTGCGCAGCGGATTGTGCGGCGCTGCGCAACGCTGCAAAACGGCTCGGACTGCCGGAAGACTGCGGTGGTGTCAGCATGTTTGCGCCAGAACCTGCATTACTGCTGCTACTGGACTGTCCTGAATTGAAGCGTTTGCGAGCCATGTTTTGTCAAATGTGTTATGGAGTTGTTTTTTACAATCACGCATACACTGCACCAAAATAAAAGCACGCCGCAGTAATTTGCTGTAGTCTTGGTACTTTTGAAGAGCCGGTCGTACCTCTTTTTGTCGCACCTTGCACCTTTTCATGGTCGCAAAACTGCATACTAATTGTATTGTAGATAGCTTTCTTCATTGTGAAACACTTTCAACCGTAGCACGCTGAGATCTGACCGAAGCATCGTCTTCACTCATAATGGGCGTTGGAATGTCCGCAAATTCGGTGTTGCCATCGTTTGGTTCGACTATTTGCACAGATTCTTCACTGTCTGCGACCATAGACTGCTCATCCTGTTCAGCATCGGGCTCTGCGCTGATCTCTGCCACCGAAACCTCACTGACTCCAGCCACAGACTGCTCGTCCTGTTCAGTATCATCGGGCTCTGCGCTGATCTCTGCCACCGAAACCTCACTGACTCCAGCCACAGACTGCTGCTCGTCCTGTCCAGAATCGGGCTCTGCGCTCATTTCGGTTGCTGGCACCTCGCTGACATCGGCAACAGTCTCACCGTCTTCATGGGCATCTGGCTCTGCGCTGATCTCGACCACCGAAACCTCGTCCAAGGACTGCTCATCTTCGTCCATATCTGCCTCTGCGCTGATTTCTGCTACCGAAACCTCACTGACCGCTTCCACAGACTGGTCGTCTTCTTGAGTTTGGCGCTCCGCGTCTAGGCTTGCTTGATCCGCTGAAGCATCGCCTGTATCGGCCGCCGGCTCGTTTGTGACGTCTGTGCTTTCTTCCTGTCTGCGTTGCTCGACCTTTTTTTTTCGACCTTTAGAATGTTGACGTTCCTTATGTGCCTTGTCAATTGCAGCGCAGGCCTTTGCCTTCCGGTTAGCGCTACGCTTCGCACTCGACTCGTCCATTTTGCCAATGCGTTCACAGAACTTTTTGTACGACGTGTCGGTAGATTTGTAAAAGTCGCCCTTGACTGCGGCGCGTGTCAACTCTTTTGTGCGAGGCTCCCAGGTGTTTTCCTCCGGCGGATAGCCTTTCCATTTGACAAGAACATGCTTGACTTTATCGATGCTTTTCACAAAAGGCGAAACGTCTTCGACGACGTAGCCGGCAGCATCGTTTGCAACATCTTTATCGTCAAGGTTCTCTTCTGACAACTGTTGACGCTTTTCCGCTGTCGAATCTGCGCTTCCAAACTCCAACCGATCCAACAACTGTCCAATGAATGTGTCTTTTTCTGCGTGGGTTTTCATGCTGGAGAACGCCTTTCTCAAATCTGCTATCATCATTGTGGCAAAGTCGTCGCCGGCTGGCGTTTTTGGAGGTTGCTGCTCGACAAAGTCGGACAAAATGGCACTAGCCTCGTCTGACAAAGACAACAGAGCATCTGCGGCCGCATCCACGAGCGAGTCGTCGTCACTTTGCTCGTCATCGACCGACACGGATCTCATTTGTTTTTCATCGCCACCTTCAGACTTGGTGACTACAGTTTCTGACAATTTGATATTGCCCGGCTTGTCTGCTTGCGGAACGTCGACAGTCGTTTCTGCTACCGAAATTTCTTTTGGCTCATCGCTTTGATCATCAGCAGTTGAAACGCTGAGAACTGTCTCTGAAACGCTCGCTGATTTCGGCTTAATGCTCTGTTTGTCTTTCTGTGCAACGGCAATTGCACTTTCCGAAACGCTGACAGTCGTCGGACTTGCCTGGGCGCTGTCCATGAGAGACTTTGTGACAGATTTGTCCGACACACTGACAGACTGACTCTGCACTGCCTCTGAAATGCTGGCCTCACTGGCAGTTCCACCACTGATCTCCGCAGCATTGCCGTCAGAAAAGTTCATAGGAAACGGCAAGCTTGCCGAGGCCGACAACGACACCTCTTCGCCGGCACGTCGCGCAATTAATTTTCTAATAGCCAAAACTGTTTTGTTTGTTGGCTGCGGGAAAAACGATTGTTCCAGTTGCGCAGCTGATGATAAAGTTTTTAGTCGTTGCACTTCCTCGCTGAGCGCCAGAATCGCTTTCAAAATCATATCGATCAAAATGCCTTCGTCAGTTTCCCGTGCAATTCGCTGGTCAGAGCGGGGCAAACCGCTCAAACTTTTCTTCAACGTGCCACAGGCGCTGTTGACTTTTTTGAGCAGTGCCGTCAGCGCCTTCAAAGCTTCACCGACATTTTTGTACTTCTTTGGATAGCGCAGTTGGCCCGTGTGCTGTGGATCGTCATCGACTATCATAGCAAGCAAAGGCTCTGCTGCGTCGAGACACTTACGCGCTAATTGCAAACTAGTGGTAGACATTTTTTGTTGTAGTCAAGTTGCTTTTGTCTACAAAAGCGCACATTCAAAAAAAATGTGCAGAAAGCAAATAATCCGACCAGGCGAAATTAAGTTTGTTTTTTTTTTGCACCAAATTGCCAAAAATACTTTCGCAGACTGCGTTTGCGGCACATTTTCACAGATGTCGACCAATCTCAGCCATTTGTTGGGCAAGAAAAGTGCCAAAAAACGCAAAGAAGTTGACAAAGTAAAAAAAAATGCCAAACGGCGTCGACTGACGAAAGAAGAGCGCGAAGCAAACGAATTGCAACGGGAATTGCTTTTTGAACAAAAATACAAATGCGACTACGATACTTACGTAGTGCAAAGTGTTACCAAAGAGCCGTCGCAATTGGATCCGCACAGACAAGTCGCAGTGATCAAATGGCTGAACGACAGACAACCGCCGGCTGCTCAATTGCGCATCATGGGTCAAAAAACGCAGCGTCTGGCTGTAATGAGTCGCGGCGTGCAGAGCGAGCGACAATCATTTGACGACACTAAGAAGCAGTTGGATTGGCTCCACGAGCGATCTCTCCGCAGCGTTACGTCCAGTGTTGTGGGCCGTTTGCTTGCCATGGCGGAACCTTATGTGCCTGGCGAGAGGCGAATTGCACAATCGCAGCAAACAATGTTGGAACGAGCCAAACTGGTACCAGCTTTTGCTGGCAACGAGTTGACCCGACACGGCACAAGAATGGAGCCATTTGCGCGCAGAGTGTACATGCAAGAGCATGCAAAACAGAGCGTCGTCGAAGTTGGCTTCATACAACACGCCAGCAACAGATACTGTGGTGCGTCACCGGACGGAATCACCATTGATGGCAGCCGGCTCGTCGAACTAAAGTGTCCCAAGAAACGATCTTTTCAAGTAGGCGACCCAGCGCCGCTCGGCTACTGGCATCAGTGTCAGCTGCAGATGGAGGTGTGTGACGTAGACCAGCTTGACTATTTCGAAGCGCGCCATATGCGCAGGCCGCGCGGTTTGCGCACCAACTGCGTCTACATTCGACGCGACAAACGCTGGTTTGCATCGATAGTGCCAATAGTGGAACGCTATGACAGGCATTTGAAAAGACTCTGCAAACTGCGCTCGTTGTTTCCAGACCATATGTTTGTCCGCACACAACACGAAACGACCGATGCTGCCAGCACGACGAAATTCCCAAAGCTGTTCAAAGCGGTTCAGCTGTGCGAATAAGATTCAAAAAAGTGAAGTGATGCTTTTCATTTTTCCAAAGCTTTCTCCAAAGCTTCGTAGCCGCCCAAAAATCGACCCTCGTAGAAAACAAGCGGTATTGTGCGCCAGTTGTTTGCGTTCTTGCTGGCAAAAGATCGCCTTGCGTCTCCCAATACGTGATAAACAAACGGAATATTGCGCACTTTCAGAAGCTGTCTTGCCTTGCTCGTCCAACCGCACCAGTCTTCGCCGTAAATTGTAAATGTTCCTGACTCTGCGCTCGGCACTGGAACCTTGGATTCAGTGTCGCCACCGGAGATTCTGTCATCTGACAGTCGCGGACAATTTTCACGCCTTGCCGCCCCAAGGCCACAGGCGCGTAGAATATTTTTTTGTTTGCGTCGGCGTCTCACGTTGCAGCCACTCATTTAGTCGGAAGAAGGTTTTAGCAAAATATACTTTACACAGAAAATAGCTATCTCGGTATGGATTGATGTGCATATATGAGTGCATAAAACGGAGATCTGTCTTTTTATTAACATGTCATAAGACCTTGATTGTTGTAAAAGCCGTCTTTGTAACGCAAATACACCTTTGCGCGTGAATCGCTGATTTTGATTACACTGAATTGCTCATACTGTCGATCCAGTGCAAAAAGATGAAAAGTCTGACCTTCAAAGCGTTTTGCTTCGACTACAAAAGTCTTATGAAACACTTTGTCCTCCCAGATTTCAGCCAGGATTTCGACATCATTGACGTCTGTTGCGTTGGCGAACTTGACGTAGAGCGAGTCAACATAATATCCTGTTCCGTGACAAACTGCCGGAAAAGCAGAATACATAAAAATCGTGTTAGTATCACCGGTCCATGAATGTGAAAACGCTATGTCGTACGACAAGATGCACTCGAGGGACGTCACGACATTGGCTACGCCCCAAAGACCTTGAAACAAGCCATTTTGTAAAGTATCGCAAAGAATCGGTATGCTATTTTTCAATTTTATGCCGCACTCTTGCACAACTCTTTGAAAATGATGTGGATGTGGCGCCTCGAGCATCAATGAGGTACTCGCCTCGTTTTCAAGTATCAGTGTGAAACAACAAACAAGGTCTGCCACCAGCTTGCAGAACACTCTGCGTAAAATCGCATATAGTTTCGCCGCGCGTTCTGACATTTTTTTTGGCGGTAAGTACGCTTGTTTATGGCAAAGAGCATTCCGTCGACAATACTCTTGCCATATCACAAAAAAATCATACCGTCGGAAAAATATGCCTCTGACAGTGAATATTAAGAATAAATCCTCTGTCAAACAATCGTCAGCAAGCAGTGCAACGTTTGTGACTCGCAAAGCTGAATGCGAATTTTCATCATGAAAGACATTGCGCTGCCCTGCTATTTTTTTGATTATAGTTTCACAAATAGCATTTTGAAAACAGTTGCTGTTGTCTATTACTTTTCGGTGCTTTCGTAGCACCGACATCATGTCGATGTCGGCGGGTTTGTTCATGGTTGAATTTTTGTAAAAAAATTGCGCTGAAAAACTTTTTTCAGCGGGATTTTTTACACAATGAACGACAAAATGTACAGGCAAGAAGGTGCGCCTGGTCCATGGTGCACTATTTGTGGTATAATTATGCCTTATGCAGCGCCTTGTCAAACGTGTCGACTGGAGTATCAACTTCCAGACCCAGAACCGTGTGTGTGCGAAGAAGAAGCATGTAATGCGAAGCAGTGTAGAGCCTATGAACACGACTGCGACTCAGCAGAATGCAGTTTCGAACATCTGCGGTAACGGCCGAAGCCCAAAGCCCAAGGTCAACAAATAAAAACAAAAAAGCTTTTTTGCTGTAATTTTGCAAAGAGCGATCGAAACGTCGCACAGAAAGCAGCAATGGTACTTCTTGAACCCCCTGCGAAGCCGGCACGGTGGAAATTTCTGGAAAAAAATGGCAAGCGGCAAACCACTCTATTGCAGTACAGTGGTGTCAAAAGCAGTCGTCCAGCGGTCGACTCGCAGCGAAACGACAAAAAGATTTTGCCAGACTGCGAACGAGCGTGGGTGCCGCCAGAGCAGCTGAGTCTCTGTCGAAAGGGATTTTTGTTGCGAACCGATTTGCCCGCCAACCGTGAACTGGTCAGGCGGCTCATTCGAGATTTAACGTACGACTATCCTGAAACGCGCTTCGAAAAACAGCGGCGCGAGCAGCGAGAGAGGCAGTTCTGGTACAAAAGCAGCAGTCGGCCCGGCACCTCGAGTAAGCCGCCGTTGCATTGTTTCTGCTCGTTTTCGCCCAACGAAGAGGAAAAACTGTTGCTACAGCCACAGCACACCGAACATGGCGCCAACCAACCACAACTAAGCAACAACGATATAAGTGAAAATGCAGATTGGACCAAATGCCTGACAGACAATTCACAGCGCGCTGCCAAAAAACGGCGCGCGCTGTCGGCCAACTATCTTTTGGTGCCAAAGTTTTTCCTTCTGGAGCAGTTGAAAAAACGGAGTGGCGTCACGTTTCAAGATGACAATTTGAACGGCGCACCAATGGCAGAGACCTTACGCTTCACAGACCAACGTCAACTGGTCGAAACTACACGACGACCACAGGTGTCGGCAACCACGTTTGCGCTGAAGCATTTGCGCAAAACAGGCGGTGCCGTATTAGTGCTGCCGGTCGGCTGCGGAAAAACTGTATGTGCGCTTTACATCGCAATGCAATTGCGCGTCTGCACTCTGGTCGTGCTTGGCAACGAGAGTTTGATCGATCAATGGTGCGAACGCATCGAGGAATATTGCCCTGGAGCGCGCATCGGTCGCATTCAAGGACCGCAATGTATCACCGACGATTGCGATTTTGTGATTGCGTCCACCAAGTCTCTGTCCGAACGGCCCTACAGCGCAAGGAAGCTGCGCAACATCGGACTGACCATTTTTGACGAAGCGGTTCATGCTGGAGCACCGACCTATCTGACGGCCGTCTGGCAAGGTGCTGCACCGTTTATGCTGGCGCTGAGTGCGGATCCGACACGTTCGGACGGCATGACACACATTTTGTACAATTTTTTCTCGTACAATGTATTTGTGGTACAGCCGACTCTGCCACCAGGCATCGAACTGCACATTGGCGTGCATAGATTTTCGCGACGTTGTTTTGTGCAAGATGCAGATTGTGTGTCGGCCAATCGGCTGCGCGACAGGCGGCACAATGCCAACAAAGAATCCGACAAATTGGAGTATTGTGAAGCGTTGGCTTCGTTTGATAAGCGTCATTACGCAAAGGCTTGTATCAGCAGCGCGTCACTGGTTGGCGATGTCACAGACGAACAAAGCGATCGAGAATACCTTCCATTGCCAGGCGTCGCAAAGTTGCACGCGCTCAGCGAATGGCAGTCCGAGTTTGCAGGGGCAGACGTCACACATTTGAACTACACACAAGTCTATCAAACGTTGCAGTGCGACGCTCATCGCAACGCAGTCATTGTCGCTTACGTCAAACAGTTTTTGCGTGTAAACAATGCCAATCGGATCGCTGCGCCCACTGTAGAAGAGTGCAACAATCTGACACCGAATGGCGTTCCTGATCCACAGCGCGGCCATGTGCTCGTTCAGGTGGCTGCCACCGACTCGACAAAAACAATCAGCGAATGTACGCGACAAGAAGTTCAGTCGATGGTGCAGGTAGAACGACAAATTCTGATTCTGTGCAGCGAGAAACAACATATTGACGCGTTGCACGACAGATTGATTCGCAGCGGGATTGGCGAGCATATGATTGGCGTCTTTGTGGGCGGCACAAAGTACAGCAAGGAGCAACGCGTAGAAATACTCAGCCGCCGTATTGTTATAGCCACATACAGTTTGGCAGCTGAGGGCCTCGATTTGGCAACACTGAACACAATCATTTTTGCTACACCGCGAAGTAGCATTGTAGATCAAGCGCTGGGGCGTGCACTTCGTGACAAACTTAATTCGGCCATCATGCCCTACATCCTCGATCTGTGTGACTATTGGTGTAATATGACAAAGCGTATGTATTATACGCGCAATAGGTCCTACAAGCACTACGGTGCAACATATCACATTTTCGACGATTTTGCAAGTTTCGACGCAGTGGGCGCGGTTTGCTGGAAAAAGCCGCGCCGTAATCGCACGCAACGAGTGCTTAATCAGAAAAAATTGGACCGAGAACGTATCAAGGCAGAAAAATTGGCTGCTCAGCAAAAGCAAAAAGCACAACGAGCGAGCAAAGACAAACGGAAAAGTGTTGCCGGTGCGAAACGCTCAGCCAATGAAATGTGACCGTGCCCGAACACACTATTTTATTGTGACGTTGACTTTGGCTTTTCCTGTCTTCGTTTGATTGACTGTGCAGGCGCGACGTGCAACAAAGTGAATTTCCGCTTGTCCGGACGCAAAAACTTGAGCATTCTTCAAAACTGTGGCGTGCTGAACGCGGCTCAGCCCACTGGCATTGAAAATCGCGCTCTGAAACAGGTTTCCGCCCAGCCACAATTTGGCGTTGCCACTCGTTGATATGTTCACGTTGTCGAGATAGTTGCCGTTGCTTTTGGGCATATGTAGTTGCGAAGATCCACATGCCAGCACTTTCAGGCTGTTGCCCGGCTTGAGTAAACTGCTATCGTGGAAACTGAGAGAACTGGCGCCAGTCATTTTGATATTTTGTAGTCGCGAGGATGCAATGTCAACAAAGTGTGTGTGCCGCAAAATCTGTGTCACTTGGCTTTTTCCGGACTGTTGTTCTTCTTTGCCGCACATTAACTGGCCTACAGAACCCAAGCTGTAGCCATTTATAACGACGACAGTGTGTTGGCCAGTATTGATATGCAGTTCTCCTTTTTTCGATTCAACAGTTGTGTCATCGTCAGTACTTGTGCTGAACGTGACGCGATTGTCGCAAATGTCTCTTTGTCGTCCACAATTGATGACGGTGGCATTGCCACCACTGACATTGGCGATGCCGCCAAAAGAGTTTACAAAAGAGTTTGCTGTCACAGGTGAACGAATTGTCACGACATGGTCTTTGTCTTCACAGACCTCGATTGCATCATTGGAGACAATTTTTCCGTCCTTGTCGATGTCTATTTTCACACGCCCTTCCAAGTTCAAAGAAACGACGTTTTTGAAGACAACGCTGTCAAATGCGTCAATTCTGCGTTTTTTTGGCTCATTCATAAATGACTGTTGCTTGTTTGTAGATCCCGATACGAAAACAAAAAATGTTGTTGACGGTAAGAACGGAACCCATTTGGAGTCTTTGAGCAACACATTTTTTTAAAAAGGGTTTCGTTTATTCCGTCAACAAAAAAGCCGCAGCGAGACATCCACGCAAAAAAAATTGCAACTGTTTCATTGATGACCACTTCGGACAGGCGGCCCACTTCGCTATGGACGGACAGCCAGAAACAACAGTACGACGAGTGGGCAAAGCACTACGAAACGTACGCGAAATGGCTGGCCGGAGAGCCTGAAAAGCACCAATTGTACAATACGGCCGTCAGATACATCGGGCGAAAGCACACAGTCACTTATTATCGCGGTTTTGTAGACGCCATCGGCCATGCCGTAGCCGTGGTGAAAAACTCTTTCGAAGGGCAGCAGGCGGTTGACACTGGCCTGGCGAGGACTTGCTACCGAAACGCAATGCAGACGTTCGACGAATACTGCTATCTGCTGATGGGTTGCCTTGCGGCACATGTTTGCGAAGCGCACAAAAAACTGCCGCCCAGACAAGCCGACCAGTACAACGTCACAGCAGACTGTCGGACAGCCGAAAAATTTCAGTCGAACAGCGAAGAACTTCAGCAGCAGCCTCTGTACAGCCTGGCGCTAGAAGCAGTGCCGTGTCAAAAAAGTTTGGAATTTTACATTGGATTTAGACACGGGTTCGAACAGCTGCGCAAGTTGGTCGTGAAATTGTATGCTGACAACAGCGATTTCAATCGACCATTCGAAGTGCTGAAAGCGTTTTTCTATTTGCAAAGCGGGTTCTGTATCGGTTTAATGATAGAAAATTGGCCGTCGGAGTCCGTCCCGTCACCAGCGCCACCACACTAGTTGGTCTGATGACACAAGTTGAAAAATCTTTGAAACAAAGTGGCTCTTCCTATTTTGGCGGCTCTGGCTGCCTTGTGATGGGCATCCCAGTACAGTTCTATGCGACGATCGAAAGCAAATGAATACAGTTCCTCGTCAAACCAGTGTAGTCGACCGTCGGTGGCAGCGATAATGTTGTGCGTACGCAAAGTGTTTACAATTTCGTCGATGCTTTGCGCGTGCCGTTTTTCGGGCGAACCGTCTTGCATTTCCAGCAATGAATTCTGGTTTGAATAGCCGAGAGTGCACGGAAAATTGAGACCGTCCTCGTACAACTTTATCGCAAAGCTGCCAGGCGCGTGCAGGTAAACACAGGCAAATGGAACTTTGGCGAGATTGCCTGGCCTGGATCGCAGCGTCAGGAAACAACCTTGAGACTTGATGCGCTCGTACAAATCGATCAGATAGTGTGTAAATTCAGTTTCGCTGACCGACGGTCGCAGCAGACAGTGGTCAAAAAACAAAGGCGACAAACGAAGCTTTTTGTCAGATTCTGCTCCTTGTCGATTGTGAGACGAGTAAAGTGTCCAACTGCATCGCAGCAACGAAATATAGCAGCACACCGGCAACACATCTTGCAAAGTTTCGCGCACCGGCTGCGTCAAATAAAAGACGGTTTCCAAACAAGCCAGTGGTGGCATCTGTGCGTCAGCCAGTCGTTTTTATTTACAGCACTAGTTACTGGAAAAAAAACGAGCGATTTGGCTGGCCGAAATGATCCGTACTTCGGCCTGCTCGACAGC